CAGAATGATGATTATTTTGTTTGTAAGTGGTGTGAGTTCCGCAACACTTGTTGGCAAAAAGAAGGGGCGGTATGAGCCGCCCCTAGTTGAAAACAACGCTTAACTTAACGAGGATCAATATAATGAGTGTGGTAAGGTTTGGCAATACTATATCTAGTAGTAGTGACGTAGTTGAGGAGATTTCTCGTAAAGTCCCCAAAGGCGAACAAATTCGGATTTTGCAGGATACGTTCCCTGCTGGTCGTGTTCACGGCAAAACATTTTACATAGGATCACTGCTTGGCGATCCGGGGCAATCGTTAAAAATCAACATTGATACTGCCTCGCAGCATTTTATGCAGGGTCAGGATTTTAATGGCGGTGTTGGCATCGGGGGCAT